CGTGCGACCGAATACGCTCGTAACCTTCGCGTTTAGCGTGACGTCGGCGGTGAGCGCGCCGCCGCCCGTCATACCCGCGCCCGCGATGACTTGCCGGGACGTCGGCACGAACGACCCCGATGCGCTCGGCGTGGCCCATTTAAGGCCCAAGGGCAGCGTGGCGTCGGCGGTGAGCACTTGGGCATTCGCGCCCGCTGGCAAGCGCGCCAGCACGCTGCCATCGTTCACAATCAGGTCGCCTTTGGCCGTCGTCGGATTGGTGAGGCCGTTGGCGGCGAGCCACTGCAAGTCGATCCATAGATCGTTGATGCCCTCGGTAACGGTGTTTTCGTGTACCGCCGTGATGAGATCGCCCGACGCGACGGTCGGCGGTATCGGCGGCGTCTCGGGGAACGTGAGCGCGAGCGGCGCGGGCGAGACGGGCCACATGCGTAACGCGCTCGGCAACGGCGGCGACGTCGTGGGCACGACGATGTCGGCAGCTTGCGACATATCGGGCCAGAGCTTGAACCCGGGCGGTAAGCGACGGTGCCCGCCGCGAAAGGTCGGCGTCATGGACGTGCCCCCTTATGCGGTCGGCTGCGCGACTTTCACAAGTTCGCGCCCGTTCTCGGCAACCTGCCAATTGCCCTGTAGCTTGTGCTGGCGCATGAAGAGCACGAGCGCCCCTTGCCGACTGGCTTGCAGCGGAATCATCTGCTGATTGATTTCGGCCAGCATCGAGATGAGCGCTTCGTCCAGCGGAAAGTTTTCAACCTCGGATGCGGTCGCGTTGTTCGTTTCCTGTTCCATGTTTCCCCCTTATGCAATCGAAGTAACAATGCCTTTGGTGACGGTGATAGTCTTGCCGTTGGCGCTCGTGAAACTGCCGCTCACGCCGACCGCGCCCGAGACGCTAAATCCGCCGTCGGATCTAACGCCATCTTTGCCAGAGATGAGCACGTAGCCCGCGCCTTCCCACACCAATTCCATCCAGCCGCCAGACGGCGAGCGCACAATCGCGCCGATTTTCGTCGAGTTGTAGTAAAAGACCAGTCCGCGCGAAATCATGCTCGTTTTGTCGAGCGCGGGGTTGGATTCGACAATTAGCTGGATCGACGCGTACGTCGAATCGAAAGTGGACGGGCTGGTAACAACCCGCGATCCCGTGCCGTTGATCGTAAACGTGGCGTCTGTAATCGAGAGGTTGCCGCTTGAATCGGTCGAAACTTTCGCGTTGCTGTAGCTGGTGCCGCCCGCGCCGAACTGTTTAAACCACCCGCCGTACTGCCCCGTCGAGATTGCGCCCAATTCTGCGACCATCGTGCTGCTGCCGTTATAGACGTTGATCTTTCCGGGCTTGCTGCCGCCACCGCCAACGTCGATGGAAGTGGTGTTGAGCTTGTCGGAATTGACCGTGCCCACGGTGAGCTTTGCGCCGCTCATGCCCGAGATTTGCGAGTCGCCTACCAGCCCGATAGTGATGGTCGCCGCGTTCACGCTTCCGATCTGCGTATAGGCGAACGTGCCCGATACTTGACTCGCCGCGATAGTGCCGATCTGCGCGGCGGTGATAGTGCCCGAGATCGCGGTCGCGTTTACGCTCGCAATTTGCCCCGCCGTGATGCTGCCTGAAATCTTGTCTGCCGCGATGCTGGCGATTTGCGCCGACGTAATCGACCCTTGAATCGCGGTGGCGTTCACGGTCGATATCTGCGCGGCGGTGATACTGCCGACGATGGTCGAAGCGTTCACGCTGCCGATCTGCGCCGCCGATAAAGCCCCGGTAATCTGACCCGACGTGATGCTCTGAATTTGCGCGGCGGTGATGGTGCCCGTAATCGCGGTGGCGTTCACGGTCGCGATCTGCGCGGCGGAAAGTTGCCCCGTGATCTGGCCCGCCGTCAAGCTCGCAATCTGCGCCGCTTGAATCGCGCCCGTGATCTGGCCCGCCGTAATACTGCCGATCTGCGCGGCGACGATAAGCCCGACGATGCTGCCCGCGTTCATCGCGCCGAGATTGTAGAATTTCATGCGCGCATTCTGCGGGCTATTGTTGGGCGTCCAAGACATTCCGTCGGGCGTCATCTGGTAAAAATTGCCGTCTGGAATCCAATAGAAAAACGAATTGGGTGGAAGCGTGTCGCTCGGTACGGCGAGGTCTGCCGCCGTGCTCAACATGGGGATTGGCCGCAGCGCGTCGGCGTATTTCGCGAGGTCGTCGATGATCTGATTTGCCAACTGGCTCGTCACGATCACGCCGTTAATCGTTGACGCGTTCACGCTTCCGATCTGGCCCGCGCTAATTGACCCGTTGATGGCGGCGGCGTTCACGCTGCCGATCTGACTGGATTGGATCTGCCCCGCGATAGTGTTCGCCCACACGCCGCCGATCTGGTCGGCGGCGATGCTGCCCGTAATCTTCGACGCGCTGATACTGCCGATCTGCGCCGACGTGATGCTGCCCTGGATGGCGGTCGCATTCACGCTTCCGATCTGGCTCGCCGTGATGCTGCCCGCGATCTGGTTCGCGTTCACGCTCGCGATCTGCGTCGAGGTTATCTGCCCGATGATGGTCGAAGCATTCACGCTTCCGATCTGCGACGACGTGATGGTGCCTTGGATCGTTGACGCGTTTACGCTGCCGATCTGCGACGCGTTGATGGTGCCTTGAATCGCCGACGCGCTCACGCTCGCGATGGAGCTTGACGAAAGCCCGGGCGGGGCGATGCTCGCATCGGTGACGCTGCCATCAGGGGGCGGGCCTGGGGTCGCGACCGACACGGGCACGTTAGACGTCTTCCACTTCGTGCGCTGGTCGAGCATCCGCAGAATGGTTTCTAAATCGGCCTGCGCTGCGCCGAACTGCGCCGTATATTGCACGGTGTCGGCGTCGATCCACTCCATTGCGAGCGCCCGAATAATGTAGTCGCCATCAATGCCGATATTCTCTTCGACGAGGTGCACTTGCATTCCGCAGCGCAGACCGTCGCGGCCCCAGATCGTGAAATTTCCCGTCTCGATGGGATACGCATTCTGGAGCACCATGCTCTTTGCGCGCAGCGCCGCGTCCCACCCCGTTACGATTTGCTCATCGACGAAGCCCGCCGAGTATTCACCGTACGTCTGGATAGAGACGGGATCGGAATATTCCGCCGAGATCGTGACGCCCGTGGTGGGATCTTGGGTGCCGCGCACGTACGCATGGTTAACGGGGTTGGTGAAGTCGTGGCGGTATCCATCGACGCGCACGGGGAACGACGTCACCATATCGGGCGACGTCGAGAGGCCGAACGGTGCAGCGGGCGCGTCGCTCGCCAGTTCGTAGTGCAGATTGGCGTCGAAGTCTACGCGCCACTGGCCCATCGAAAGCGCGGATAACTCGTCGAGCACTTGCCGACACGTTTTGGTCGCCCAGTCGAATTTCTGAATAATGGGCACAATTTCGGCGATGTCGGTTAAATGAATCTTGGGGCAGAATTGACCGAGCAGCGCTTCGATGATGCCCTTATCGCTATTCGGCATCGTCACCGGGAACGCGCGATTCCAGCACACCGCGCGGTCGAGCCACGCGGCCCAGTCGTTGAGGTCGCATTGATAGAAAACGCCGAAGGTCGGCGCGTCGCTCTGTACCAACGTCATCGCGTATATCTGCCCGTCGAAGAGCTTCGTTACCCCGTCGCGACCGTCGAAGATTTGAACGACGAACATCTCGGAAAGCGCCGCACTGAAGCGGTCCACGTCATAGTGCGCGGCGTCGTACCGAGCGCCCGCCGTGCGCGCGAGCGCCGCGCCCATGATGGTCAGTGATGCCGTGGTGATGCGCTTCGAGGTGTCGTAGGCGATGCGCGTCGCCGACAATAGGCAATCGTCGGTGACGTCTTGCCCGTTCATCTTGATTACGACGTTCACCGAATCGCCACCATTTGCGTTGCGAGATTCTGCGCGATCTGATTACCGAGCACGCGCGCGGCCTCGGCGGTCGTGACGCCCGACGCGGTAACGTTCACCGTGATGGTGCGTCCGCCGTCGCGCATCCCCTCGGCGATAACGCGC